CTACAACTTGACCTGTTAGGTCTTTGTTATGCCATCTAGTCATTACCACAACGATAGCACCATTAGGCTGTAAACGCTGTCTAGGACCAGATGTGTACCATTCATAGGTACGATTAAAAACATTTATGTCTGAACTTGCACCTTCTTGCTCAGAATGAGGGTCATCAATGATTAAGAGGTCAGCACCTTTACCAGTAACTGCACCACCTACACCGATAGCGAAATATTCTCCGCCTTTATTCGTATTCCAACGACCAGCAGCCTTAGAATCCGACTGCAAACTAACATTGGGGAATATTTTCTTGTAATCTTTACTATTAACTAGGTTTCTTACCTTTCTACCAAAGCCAACAGCTAACTCTGCGGTATGTGCTGTTTGAATTATCTTTTTTTCTGGCTGACTACCTAAAAACCAGGCTGGTAATAAGTAAGAAGCGAACTCTGACTTAGTATGTCTAGGCGGCATATTGATGATTAAGCGTTTTAACTCACCTCTTGCTACCCTTTCAAACGCATCAGACATAATCTTGTGGTGGGGTCCTTCTATAAACGCACTCCAAACCTCTTTAACGAAAGCCATGTACTCATCAGCACACTTCTCTCTGGATTTGGCATCCTCTAATTCATCTAATAAACCCAAAAGTTCTTTCTTCTCATCCAAAGAAAGGTTTTGTACTTGGCTTAATATTGAATTACTCATACATCTCCTATACTTACTGGTAGGTAGATACTTCTTAAACTAAAAACTAAGTAAGTAAATACCAGATAGTTAAAATAGTAGGTACATACTGTACTAGTAGGTACATACTGGATGCAAATCACGCTAGATTTTAACATAATTGCACATCTTCACAGGAAAAACAACCATTTTTATAAAATAATGGGGGGGGTCTAGGGACCCTAGGGGTCTTTCCTAGAAAAAATTATATATCATATGTATAAATAACGCTATCAAAATGCAATATAGGGGTACCCCTTGGAAAATTAGGTCATATTATGAGCAGATCACTATGTATATATGATAGTCAGATACCCAATATCCTATAGGGGGGTTGGGGGTCGCTCTATATGATAATCTGATATAAAGAAGATGGGTCTACTCTTCCTTAGCTCTTAATAATTCTGCAATTCTGTCCTCTATATCAGCTTCTACTTCATCTGATGATCTAGCTTCTTTTGTTTCTATAACATCACTGAAGAGAGCTACAGACTTTCCTAGCAACTCTAATGCTCTAATCCTAGATGCATCGCTATCTGACTCTTTAGACTCTTTATATAGTTGATCTATGACATAGTTCCTTGTCCTGAGCGAGGAAGCTACTACATTGACCTCTTTACGCTCTAATGCCCTATGAATACTTTGGGCTATCTTAGGGTTCGCTACGAGCTTGCTAGCTTCGACTTCTACCCATTTAGGTATCTTCCCATGCTTCGTTAAAGTTACATCGTAGACCTTGGCGTATGCTTCTTTATAGCTACCTAGTTTTCCCTTGATGATCTCGTCTACAAATTGGCGTTGCTTGATAGTTAGCTCAGGTTCTTTTTTCCTAACTACTTTGAGGTTTGGTTTGTCTTTATCCATGGATAAATATTAAACCTTTTGGATTGATTTGGTAATGCTCACAAAGTGCTAGCAGATACCATGAACTGGTTAATATTTAATATGGTGTTGAGATCATGTGTAGAGTATGTATAATGGGACAACAACAACTAAAACAGGAAATTGCCTATTTGACATATTTAACGACTACCAAGCAGAGCATTACATTATTAAGATGTGAACTTGGTTGAGGGTCTTCAGAATTACCCTCGAGGATTAGAAGCCTATAAACTCATTACCATCAGAACATGGGGACAAAACAAAAGACGTACCTGATGACTAGCTGAATGAGAGGCTACGAGGCGTTAACGATAATTTGACCGCTCAAGACTGTCCTCCAACAGTCCCTGAATTAACAGGCTGAATGAGTATCCAATTATTGGGTACAAGAAACTTAATCTATGGAGGATTAATTATGAAAGAACTAATAGCGATATTGAAATTAATAGAATGTGAAGCAACTAATACTCTAATCCTAGATGAATCACTGCTTGAAGGTGCAAAACAAGATATCAGTGATTTTTTAGAACTGGCTGTTTTGATTTCTAAGGCTGATAAAGATGAGAATGGAGATGTATCACTTGGAGGTGATATTTCTAAGTGGATGTGCGAACAAGATACTGCAATAGTAGATGATGCAATGACTTTCATTACTCATAAAGATCATTTAAAAAGAGCTGAGTATGAATGTGGATTTAGAACTTACTATTAACCAACTGATGATTAGCTGAGATGCTATGAAAACATCCCAATGATTGGGGTGTTATTGGTGCTATCAATCAGATAGCAAATAACTAAAACTTATAAAATACTTGGAGGTATTAATTATGTTTAAACCAAGCGAAGCGAAGACATCATGTCTACATATATTGAAGGGAAGTAACATTCCATTCTTGATAGGTGGAACTGGTGTTGGAAAGTCCGCGATTGTTAAAGAGATCGCGGAAGAACTGGCGGATGGAAGAGAATTAACTGATAGCGTTAATCCTAAGAAAGATGAATTTGGATTCATTTCTTTTAGATTGGGATTAGTTGAGTCAATTGATCTTGGAGGTCTGCCATATATCGAAGATGGTATGCAAAAGAAAGCATTTCTAGGGAATCTCCCAAGGGATGGTGAAGGTATATTTTTCTTAGATGAATTTGCTCAGGCTCATGGAAGTGTACAAGCTACCATGGGACAACTGTTAGACCCTAAAGGGAAAGATGAAGAGCGAAGAATTGGCGACTATGTCTTTCCAAAAGGTTGGAAGATTGTCTTAGCGGGTAATAGAAGCACTGATAGAAGTGGTGCTAATAAAATCCTTAGACATTGCCAAGATAGAACTACCGCTGTGCAATTTACTCACGATGTAGACGATTGGTTAGCGTGGGCAGATAAAAATGATGTTGATCTAATGGTGCAAGCCTTTATCCAATACATGCCACAATTATTGTGGGAATTTGACCCTAAAGATACTAATCCACAGCCTAGTCCAAGATCATGGGTTAGATTGAGTGATACGTTGAAGACTGAGCCACCTAAACAGTTGATGCAAAAATTGTTTGAAGGTGATGTTGGACAATCTTGTTCTATTGAATTGATGAGCTTCTTAGCCTTAAAGAATGATGTGCCTAACTTAGGTGATATCTGTAAGGGTAAAGATGTTGATATCGTTGATTCCGCAGGATTATGCTATGCAACTACAATTGCCTTAGTTAATGTGATTAGCCAAGCTAATGAAAATAATGTTTATGATTATTTTGATAATGCTCTTAACTACATTAAACAATTAGCAACTGTAGAGTTCTCTATATTCTTTGTTAGAAAACTAACTAGTCTAAAGTCTGAATTGAAAGATACAGATACTTATTCTCAGTTTAAGATCGAGAATCAAGATTTAGAGATATAGCAAAAGCATTTGCGGTGAAGGAAATATTTATTATTAACTGGTAAATATTCCTTTTCCGCGTCTGTCTTGGGATGTGTATCCCAACTGATGAGATCAAAAGATCGAAACAGCAAACTTTTATTACTTGGAGGTAATATGAATAAAGAAAAAGAAAATAGTAATACTTTGTCGCAAAATGCTACTTTGGTTCGTTTAAATACGAAACATCCTAGTGGCGTTAAATCAGACAAGTATCTAAAAGATGGTCTTGCAATAGAACAAGAAGCGTTAAGAGAATCATTGCATGTTGCGAAGTATATATTTGGTAAAGATACCAATAAGTATTTCAGAAGAATTATTAATCAATTCAGAAACAATGTGTACTACCCTTTAACAGTCCCTTGGGATGACAATACAAGTGATTGGGATGGGAAGGTTCTAAGCGGATGGAGACTTTGTCCTAACCGCGAACTTGATACGCTCATGGATAGAGTTAATCAAGCTAAAGTAGATTTTGAGAAGGAAGTAAAATCTTTTCTTGATAACTACGATGACATTATCGAAGCTAATAGAATTAAGTTAGGTAAAGCGTTTGATATTAGCGATTATCCAACTGTTGAAGAAGTGGCTACCAAATTCAGATTTGATTTTGAATTAGGCACTGTCCCACGATTTAACAGTAACGATATCAGGCTGAATGTATCTGAATCAATTCGAAAGAAGATTGAGAAGGATGCCTTGAAGAGAGCTAATAAGAATGTTGAAACTATAGCAAGAACTACTGTTGAAGCACTGCTTGAATCTGTAGGACATTTAGCTGATAAGTTAAAGACGTATGACCCTAAGAGTAAGCAAAAGGGAGGGTTCTTTAAGAATTCAAGTTTTGATAAATTGCGAAACTTTTTAGATACTTTACCTAGTATAAATTCAGATATATTAGGTAATGATAAAGCTATTGCTGATGCTCATCAAAAACTGGTGAGTGTATTTGCTTCCATCAATGATGTTGATGCTCTTAGAGATGAAACTGATTATGGTGCAAGCAAGCGGAAGCAGATTGCAGATGATTTGGAAGAATCTATTGATGATCTAAAAGGCGATTTTCTTGACAATGTATTTGGCAAGTAAACCTTAACCATGACCAAGTAGGGAAAAGATATATAACTGGTAAATATTTTTTCCCTATGCGGTTATTTCTGTATTGCGATGTGTATCGCAACTGAAGATTAGGAAACTATGAAACAGGAATTATATTAATACTTGGAGGTATTATGAATAGTGAAGATAGAATAATAAAAGCTCGAGCTAAGTTGATGAAAGGTAATGTTGGTATGGCTACCATGCTTCTTAACCTTGAATTGATTGAAGCTAGTGAGCGATGTGAAACTATGGCTACTGATGGTGTCAATATCTATTGGAATGATGAATTTGTTAAGACTTTAACTGATGAAGAAATCCAAGCGGTACTGGTGCATGAAGCTAGCCACGTTATATGGGAACATCCATTACGACTGGCTAAAAGAAATCATATGATATGGAACATAGCAACTGACTATGTTATCAATGCATGGATTTCTTATGACCTATCAATGGAACTACCAAAAGATGGTTTATTAGATCGTGTTTATCATGGGAAATCCGCAGAACAAGTTTATAGGATTTTAACCAATGATGACGATGCTCTAAAAAATGCCATGGAAGAGATGGAAAGCAAAAGCGAAGATGATTCTAAAGATGAGTCTGAGTCTGATACAAGCTCTTCAAATAGCGGTAATGGTGAAGAAGAATCTGAAGAAGAATCTGAAGGTAAATCTGAATCAAGCGATGGTAATGCAAGTGGTAAATCCTTAATGGATGAACTAGCAGATATGAAACCATCAATGGGTGAAGTATGGATGCCAACTGATGAAGATGGTAAAGAATTATCTGATGCAGATATTTCTGAGATAAGAGAAAAGATCGAAAGAACACTTGTACTAGCTAATAAGTTGGAAGGTGTCTCTAATGATGGAAGCTCTAATTTAGGTGGTGTTATGAAGAATTTAAGTCAATGCAATGTGGATTGGAAAGAAGCATTAAAAGACTTATTAACATCCGCTATAAGCAACAATCCTACTTGGTCTAGGTTAAACAAAAGACATTCTTGGAGAGGTGTCAATTTACCTAGCCATGATAAAGAACCGCATGGTGGCGAAATTGTCGTTGCTGTAGATACAAGTGGTTCTGTAACCCAAGATGAACTCAACATTTTTGCTACTGAGATTCAAAACTTATGTGATGAATGTGGTATTGAAAAGATAAGAGTTTGTTATTGCGATACTAGTGTTAGAAAAAATACTAGTGGTGAGTGGTGGGATGAATTCGAGTTAGCTGATGGAGAACTTGAACTTACATATAGAGGTGGTGGCGGAACTAGGTTTGACCCACCCTTTAATTTGTTTAATGACTATACAGAAGATACAGAAGATGTAATTGCCTTTCTGTATTTTACTGATGGTTTTGCAGATGTAAGTCCTGATGTTGAACCTGATGTACCAGTAATATGGGCATTGAGTGAAGACTCTAACTCTTATTATGGCAAACATTATCATGATTACCCTTTTGGAGAAAAGGTGTATATAGATATGACGAGTTTGTAATTGTAGGAAACGATATGAAAGGTAGGTTTTTAGGGTATGTTATGCCCTTGCCTACCTTGAGATCGTTTAATAGAGAGCTTCTCAGGGTGTCGATTTTGACCAAACTGTATAGAAAATGTGTATTTTCTACTGATGATTGCCAAAAGGCATGAAACAGTTTATTAACTTATTCAATTACTTGGAGGTAATATTATGAATAAAACAAACGAATATGTTTATGACATTGAGGAATATTCTCAAGATACTAGACATTATCAATTGGTATCAAATGTAAAACTTACTCATGATGAAGTTAGAAACATTTATCAAGAATCAGATGATGACAATACAGTTGAAATTAATTTAACTAAGTATGTTGATTGGTCTGATGAAAGATTTACAGATGATGAAATTCTTAACAAAATCAAAATATGTGGTGTCTTTAAAGGCACTGAATATGGCGATGATTGTCAACTTGATATAACAGGAGAACTTGAACATGAATAACGATAATAGAGCTTTGTTAGAGGTAGTTGTAAGAGTCTTTACTGGCACTTGTAACGAAATCTATACAAAGATAGATAGGAAGTCTGAGAAATCTACTGACGATGTATTGTTAGTCAAAGCATTTAATACTTTGGTTAATATGAATCAAGATATCTTAGATACTTTGTACCCTGAAAGATCAGAAATGAATCTTCCTAAACCTAAACATCTTGCTTTCAGAAAAGATAACGAGATCGTAGAAGTTGAGGTTGAACTATGAGTAAATTTATAACTATAGTTTCTTCAATGGGTATCATTGGATTTCTTTTCCTAGGTCTTACTTGGGGAGAGGGTTTAATTCATCAAGAATGGATAGCAAGATTTGATTATCTGATTATGTTCTTTAGTGGATTTGGCACTGCAATGTGTCTGTCAATCCTTTTATTTGTGGAGGTCGACTAATGAGTATTATTTTTGATAATTACATTGATGATGATGGGAAGGTTGATGAAAAACTTACTCTTAATTCTATTGGATTTGCTTGTCTAACTGAAGATATTGAAAATCTTGTAAATAAATATACTGGGATTGAAGATTCTAGTTTTATGAAATGTGCGGAGATAAGATTGGATATTATGGATTTAATTCATTCAATCATTAATAAGGAGAAGTAATTTTTGTTTATGTTAGAGGAAGAGAAATGATATGACTAATATAAATAAAAACTCTATCGATAGGATAGAGAGGGGTGTTCCATTACCTAGCAACAGAAGTGGAAAAACTGGTTGGATGCAATTAGCTAGAAATATGCAAATTGGAGATAGTGTTCTTTTAGAAAATATAAAAGAACTTTATTTAATGAGAACTGCTATGTATAAACTTAGATATAGCACAACTTTCCAACAACTAGAAAATGATAAGTATAGAATTTGGAGAACTAAATAAACTTATCTTTTATTAAGGCGGTAACTACTTAGGTGGTTATCGCCTTTTTTTTTGGTCTGAAAAAACACCACATAGTTTTGTGTGGGCTAGACTTGGAAGAATATTTACTGGTATATTGTTTTTATTGATTGTTTTTGATAGTGATTACTAGCGTGCTTCCAGCGTACTAAAAAAATATTTACTGGTAAATAAAATTTGCATAAATCTGTGGATAAACTGTGGATAAAACTTGCATTATGCAATCCTTGGTAGTAATATATGTTTCATATTCATCAAGAATATAACCTCCATAACTTGATATAAGTTTAAAAGGGATAGTTTCAAAGCTGTCCCTTTTTTTTGTCTGTCGTTTGATCAAGAAAGATAGTCTGTTAGATAGTCTAAAACAATAACACAGGAGTAGGTCTTGAATCCGTTGGAAAGACAATAGACTGGTAAATATTTAATTTTTCTTTACGGCAGGAGGAAAGAACACTGCTGTAGGTTTTGTTCCACATGGAACAATTACATTTCACTTTGATAGCATAATGCATTATAATTATTACTTATGTTTGCAGTAATAAGACACACTTTTGATATTAATAAAAACGATATCGACAATATGTATGGCGATTGGAAACATTATGTATGGCTATTTGAAAGTGAGGTAGATGCTATGGCTTATGCCATTAGTCTATTAGATGACCCTTTACTAAAAGCTAACGCTGAATACATGGAACATGCTATAGAGATGTTACATGAAAAAAGGTTTTGGCAAATTGGTAGAGAGAGTGTTGCGATTGGTAAAGTAGCTGAAAGTCCAACGATAGTCTACGAGGAGAAAGAAGATGAAAAGTCTATTCATTAGATGTTCAGAGGAAACCTACGAACTGGCACATGCCTTAGCTAAAAAAGAAAACAGATCACTAAACAAACAGATCATTCATATGATACATAGTTTAGCTGACGATAAGGATGTGAAAGTGGAACAAGAAGTACAAGTAACACCAGTTGAAGCTATAGCTTCTGAGCCTAAATGGGGTTTAGAAAAGCTTGTTCAAACAAAGAAACAGGATTCGTCTGACCAATAAACCAAAAAGTTAGTAGTGCATTAGAGCAATCTTGCATTACTAACAATTCTTTCTCGCCAATACTCTTGGGGTTCTTTACCATAATAGACCAAAAAATCTTTTCTTTCTTGTAACCACATTCTTCTATTAGTTTCTTTTGTGATTTAATTAAAACTACTGACCTTGGTGGAGGCTGAACAGAACTATGACTGGTAAATATTCCTTCTCCCAGCCCAGAACTTTTTCCCAAAGCACCACTTCTTACTATCAATTCTAAATACTTATTGCAAACATTATGTTGCTGTGCAGTAAGAGATTTTTCTAAAAAGGTTTTGTCTATGATGTGTTGATCGCATACAACTGCTCTACCCACATTACTATTACCTATTTTTGTAATAGTTACAGAGTGTCTTTTATGGGTATAAGGGTTTCCTATGTCATTAACTTTCAAACTCTTAGATGTCCCAATCAAAGTTGTCCTCAATTTCTTCTGCTTCTGCATAACGACCATTTATTGGATTAAATGTCATATTAACAGACCCCATCTTACCTTGCCAACCCCAACGAGCTTTCCAGTTATGTATCTCAACACCACTTTCCGATCTATAAATAGTCAATCCTGTATCTGCCTTACTAAACCATGCCATTGAACCACTTACATCTACACCAGTACAAACATTCTTCTTCCCATCCCTGACGAATGGTTTAGTTGGATGAGCTACAAAGAAGACTAAGATGCCATGTTGTTTTGCAAAGAGTTGAACCTTAGTCAACATATCAGAAACTACATCAGTACCTAAACCAGTCTTTTGTTCGTTTTGTATAAAGTTAAAAGGGTCAATGACTAAAATCCTAACCCCATATCTCATCACCGCACTTGCACCTTTTTCTAAGATGTTTTCTATAGTTGGCATACCGCCATCTTGGTAATCTTGGAATAGTATGTTTTCTTTAATCCATGATTGTGCATAGTCTTTTTCTTCTTGATTCATTCTTTCGTTTTGTCCTTCAAAGAATGGTTTACCAACTAATAGCTGAGACAACTGAACCGCATGAAGTTGTACTGGCTTTTCAAAAGAACAGTAGCATGTCTTCCAACCATTGTTCCTAGCGACATTGATAATTAACTGGTCTATAAACGCTGACTTACCATCACCTGGATATCCTGTTACTACAACAAGATTTGGAGTAGACAAAGTAAAGATTTTATCTACTGTTGGATATCCTGTAGACACACCAGTAGGCATACCTTTTTCGTAAAGGTCTTGGAACTCATCTGCATAATGATCTAAATTGTTTAGACCATGAAGAGGTATAGGCTCTGCACCTAGCACTAACTCTCTTAACTTTTCTGCACCATGCTCAATAAGAACATCGTTAGCATCTTTACAATTAAGAGTATTCATACGATAACACCTAGCCTTGTTGAGCCTGCGAGATAACTCATCTGCTAGTATGTTTCCATTATCATCTGAATCAGTTGCAAGTATTATCCTTTCAATGCCTTCAAACTTTTCTCTATCATTCCATACATACTTAAATCTTCCATCTTCACTTGGGTCAATCTTGTCATCAGTCCTCTTATTGGGCGCACCATTGGGAACTGAGTAACATCTTACATTTAACACCTTATCAAAAGCAGTTTGTATGGCTAAAGTGTCCATCTCACCTTCAGTTATTATGATTGCATCTTCTACTGTTGGAACACTTACATCAGTTACTTGCTTACCCCATAGCCTTTGTGCATTTCCTTCCCACCAAAAAGTCTTACTTCCATTTGCTGATCTGTATTTCACAGCATCAACTTCGCCATTCTGCTCAAAAGAAAAACCAATGACTGGTTTATTATTTTTTTCAGAGATAACACAGCCAATGCGTTCTGCCACCTGTGGACTAATATGCCTATCCTCTAACCATTTTGCTGACGCTGAATCTAGATCATTTTTTGGTATTGACTTTGGTTTAACTGGCTCTGCTTTTTTGACACTCTTAACTACATTCATAACTGTTCCTTCTTTCCTTGGTATTAATCCATTCGTGCCACAATGATGACAATGATATACGACTTTTTCACTATCAATGTTTACTGATAATGGCTTATCGTGTTTATTTTTTGTTCTTTCGTTTTGGCACTCAGGACATGGAATCTTATGTTGACCTTCCTTCATTCCACTTGTTCTTGACTGATTGTTAATATGACTTAAAAAGTCTCTTTTTTCCATTTCACTATTGACATACATTTTAACCTCCTTAAACTGTATATAATTACTAGTAGGTAAATACTTACTAAATTAATTAAAACAGTAGGTATATCTACCTACTATATATACTACTTACTACCTATTCTAAAAAAGTTATCAACTAGATTACAGATGTCTTCTGCTAGCTTCTTCTTTGATAGTATTGGGTAATCATTTAATTCTCTAACTGCATAAACAATAACATCAGCAACAAGCTCATTTCGTTTACATAGATTAGTAAAATCATCAGACTCAAAGTATAATTTAGCTTCATTAGAAGTTTTAGGATGCTTACTAGCTATATCTCTTATAGCTTGCTTGACTACCAAACCATCTAAAGTTTCTATATCTTTTTGAGTTGCTTGATTCATTCATTAAGTCTAAAACATTACTTGCACTTAATCAACACATCAATTAAACTTTACCTACACACTATCAAAAACTGGAGGGTATATGACAGCGTTAGATGAAAAAGAAATACTGGTATTACAAGTATTACTAGACAAGATTAACCCACAACAAATGGCACATCTAAGAAATCTATTAGCAATAGATCATAAGTATATTAATGCGTTATCAGTAAAATTAAATTTTTTACCAAGAGGAAATCAACAATGAAATTTGAAATTGAGGAAGGCATACCTGTGCCAAGACCAGTAGGCAAACCTAGAAAATATGACATACCTTTAGAGGATATGAAGAAAGGCGATCACATTAAAATAGATATGGCTAAATCTAAAATAGCTAAAGAGGTTAAGATCATTAGAAATTTTGCTCTCAGACTTACACATAAGAAACCTGAGTATAAGTTTACTATAAGACAACTTGATGATGGTGTTGGTATTTGGAGAGTATAGAGTGGCTAAGATAATAGAGATGTTAAGTAAAGAAGAAAAGGCTAAGGTGCAAAAGGTACTAGATGCAGTAAAAGAAAAAGCTAGAAAAAAAGAAACTTGGCAAGAATATTACGCTAGATCAGAAGAACAAAACAAGGAAGAGAAAGGTAAGTGAAATATACGAACAAGCACAATGTACCCCAAGAGATTATTAATGCAGTCCACAATGATAACTACACTAGGGGTAAAGCAACTATCTCAGTAACAGGTTTATTGCAACCACCAAAGATCAGACTACTGGCAAACGAACATCAAGATGATCTTGTAGTAGATATATCAGATGAGATATGGAAGTTACTAGGACAATCAGTACACACAATATTAGAAAGAGCAAACGAGAACAATAAAGACACAATAACAGAACAAAGAATGTTTGCTAAGGTAAACGAATGGACTATTAGCGGTCAGACAGACAGCATAGATATAAAGGACAACATATTAAAAGACTACAAGGTTACTTCTGTATGGTCTGTTGTCTCAGCAAAAAAGGATGGTAAGGCAGAATGGGAACAACAACTAAATCTATATGCTTGGCTCTATCGTCAGAACCTCGGAAAGAATATTGACCAGTTAAATATTATTGCTATCACCAGAGACTGGAACAAGAACCAGTATCTCAGAAGTGGAGGCGATTATCCACCATCACCAATATCAGTAATCAAAGTTAATTTATGGACAAACGAAGAACAAGATGCGTTTGTTAAAGAAAGAGTTTCAATTCATCAAGATGCAGAAGTAGGTTATCTCATAAGTAATGAGCTACCTTTATGTACTGATGCGGAAAGGTGGAGAAGGAAAGATACTTATCGTGTGGAAAAGAAAGGTAGAAAGTCAGCTCTCAGAGTGCTTGATACCCAAGAAGAAGCTGATAAGTGGATGGAGGGACACAAAGACATTGATTTACTATCTGTTGCTTTTGCTAAAGGCGAGTGTATTAGATGTGCTAATTACTGTGATGTGTCTGAATTTTGTAAACAACATAAAGAGGAAGGTATAAATGGAGAATAAAGAAAAACTTAATTATGGCAATGGATTTAACGATACCAATTCCATAGTGGTTATATGGGCAATAGAAGATGTTAGGTGTGTTATTGATGATAACGACTGGAACTTAAAACTTACTGATGATGAGTGCATGGAAGTATTAAATTGTGTAGAGCGAAACCATGATGCTAACTGGG